AAGGAAGCACATCATTCAAATACCAAAAATACACCAGAAACCTACGTGCTGAAGCATAGTCTTGTACGTCCACGTGAAATTTAAACTCATCTTGGTCGTTCGGAAGATAACGTTTCATACGGAGTTGTTCGTAACCATGATTTTCTGGCCATGCCATCAAATCTACGCCAACATCTTTCTTGTACACATCCATGTAGGTCTGCATCGTACCTACCAGAAATTCTATCTCTGACTTCCAACTGACCATATTCTCATTCAGATTCAACTCAGTGAATGACCTATGACCTTCAAGAAAAGTTTCTTTCTGTTGTTTTGGATGATTCTCAAACTTCTTTATAACTGAATTACAAAATGTCTTAGGTAAAACATTATCGTAATATCTCACATAACTCATACTTTAAAACCTCCAAACTTGTTCTTCATGCCACTAAGTCTCTCACGGTCACCAAATGAATTCAGCGGTTTGTCATCCACTTGACCAGCATCAACGATATCATCCTGTGCTGACTGTTCTACATCATACAGTTTCATCTTGCCTCTGTCAATACCTATAACGAATCTTTTGAAAGTATTTGGATCATTGTATCGATTCTTTAGTTGCTTAACCATTAACTGATTCAATTGTTCTAACTCTTCGGTACTTATCAAAGCAAACATAAAATCGGCAGTTGCTGGCAGACCAAAGGACTCACTTGTATCCTCAAGTCCAGGATCGCTGGAGGTGAAGCCTGAGCGGGTAGTTTGTGTCGCTGATACTATGGGCACGGCGAACTCGACGGCCAGACCCCTCAGTTCTTCTGCAATCGCTTTAATATAAGAGTAACTGTTGACATTTGAGCCCGGTTTGATCCTAGCAGAGGCACAGATATTCAAGTAATCAATGAAAATGATATCAGGTTTGAAACTCTTCTTTAGTTGCAATTCATTTAACAAAGCACGGAAGTGAAGTGCAGATGCCGCAGCAGTTGGATATTCTTTGATAATCAACTTACCTTGTGTCTTTACTTTCATTGCAGAGAATTTGCGGTCATAGTCTTGTTTACTGATTGCATGTAGATCGGAGATATCAATGTTCAAAAGATTGGCATCAATACGTTCAGCAATCCGCTCTTCTGCCATTTCCATCGTGATATACAATACATTCTGACCTTGAGATAAACAAGAACCAGCAACGTGACACATAAACAAAGATTTACCAACACCTGTACCTGCAAGTGCAATATTGAGAGTCTTTGTTGGCAAACCACCCTTAGTAATCTTGTTGAAGATGTCCAAGTCAAATGGTATCTTTGTTTCATGGCGATGATAGAAGTCAAATCGATTATCAGCATCTTCAACATAATCATGACCAACGGACGAATCGAATGATACACCAAGTGCATCACTCAATAGTTGTGGGATAGAACCCTTACTGTCTTTGTCAGATTTGTTGTCAAGGATCTTTACAGACTTCATGATAGCATTATAGATTGCTTTATCTTGACAAAACTTTTCTGTGTTGTCAATCAACCATTCTACATCAGATGGTTCGTTTCGTTCAGCATTGATTTCACGAAGCATTTCAACTGAATCCTGAACTTGCTGTTCAGTTAGTTTTTTAGACTCAGCGAAATTGATTACAAGTGATTCATATGTAGGAAGATGTTTGTAGTGATTGATATACTCTTCAACTTCTTCGAAGAGTATTTTTTCTGTGTTATCTGTAAAGTATTCAGATTTTATGAAAGGTAATATCTTACGAGCATAGTCCTCATTAAATATCAAATTCTTTAATATCGTGGTCTCTAATCGTTTCATTGGATTGTTTCATTAAGATGTCTGTTAGTATGTCACCAATCATTGTATGAAATTCTTGATCATTTGTCAAGTCATGTACACTGAAAGTGGGTGTATGTTCGATGGTATAGTCGAAGTAGAGCCTGGCGAACTCTCCTTCTTCCATTACCTTTGCTTTACCATAGTGATACAGGACACCAGCATACTTTCCTTTCAGTATGCCGATGCCTGTTATCTGTTCATCATCAGATGGTATAAACTGATAATCTATATCTTCTTTATACATCACCAACGAACTCGACTTCTTCCAAAACTGGATCTTTTCCCATAATGTTGCCATAAGTGATTTCATATCTCTTCCTTACATATTCTTTGAATTTCTCACTAGCAAGAATATCATTCCAAAACTCTGCGTTTTGTGTATCGTCAAATCGTTTCTTGTCACCAATCTCACCCGTCTCTTGGTCAACTTTTGCATACCAACCATTGGATGGTTTATTTACAAAGTTACCTTCAAGTGCAATATCCATCAGACCAGAATACTTTTGAATACCACCATCAAACGATACTGCTACAGGTATCTTAGACTTCTCACGAACGAATCGTGACTTCTCAACATTGATGATGAAGTTGTATCCTGTGATTTCGGTTCCGGTCTTTTCTTGCTGCCGACCAAGAATCCAGATTGTATCTGCTGAGTAATAAGAACCTGTACCACCACCAACGATGTCTTTAGGATATAAACCAATCTCTTTGTATGTGTGATTTACAACGATCATTGGAATGTCTTTGATGGTCAAGTGTGGTGTGACCATACGGAACAACGACTTCATTTGTTTCGCACGACTCATATCTGCAACCGATTTACCTTCTGTTGCATCATCAACTTCTTTCTTTGATGCTAGATTACCAATGGAATCAAGAACGATGATAACTTTATCACCTTTTTGAATTTGTTGCAACTGGACCATTATATCATGTTTTAACTGCTCAACGTCGGTAATAGGAGTATGCAACACCCGATTGGTATCAATATTGAATGTATCGAAATAAGATTGAGGAGTCCCAAACTCGCTATCGTAAAATAGAATAACGGCATCTTTGTATTTTTCCAGATAAGCAGATGCCATCAACAAAGCAAATGCAGTTTTAAAATGTTTTGATGGACCAGCAAACATAGTCAGACCTGGTGTCAGACCACCATCCAGATTACCAGATAGTGCCACGTTTACCATAGGCACACCAGTTTGTATCATATCTTTCTCAGTAAAAAACTGAGATGATGCAAGGATCGAAGTTTCTTTAATTGTCGATGCCTTTTTTAACTTATCAAGAACGCTCATTCATATCTCCATTCATATCAGCAATTTTGTCTTTCGGTATTACTTGATGTTTTTCATCTACAAAGAATGATTCTAAACTAGGACCACCATTCTTGTCAATCTTTTTCTTTCTTACTACCTTTTTAATTTCTATTTCAGGTTTATCTTTCAATCTGCGGTATGTTTGATTAGCAGCAATCAATAATAACACCGCAAGTGGATCGAATACCACAATGATTACAAAGATTACTAATCTAACTGCTTTGTCTATTAAGTCTCGATCTTGTGTACCATAAACTACATCTGCCACATATTTTATAGGCCCCAAGTCTGACTCAGCCTTTTTAATTTCCAAGGAGATAGGAGACTTTTCTTCCGTAATTTTCTGTATTTCGGTCTGCGCCCTAGCAATCTCATCAGCCGCTCGTAGGCGCTCCTTCTGTTGGGCTTTGCGGATTTGGTTCGACCTCTCTGCCCCCCTTTCGTCCGCCGAGCGTGCCATGACTTGGTCGACAGCCGCATCCAACTGGAGAACATTTTTGCGATTAGTCTCGATGTTCTCTTTGAGGGTTTTAATCTTTTCCTCATAAATCATTTCCTTCTCAACTAATGGTGTGATGCCCGTAGAATGTTCAATGTGTGCTTTTGAAAGATAACCAAAAATGCCCATCGATGTAATTGCCATGAGTAATATAACTGCAATCAAAAAATACACTTTCAATGCAGAGAATGTTGTTTTCCAATTGTTGTACACCCATGATACTGTTACCAGTTTTGCTACTTCAAGTACCGAACCCATAATGATAATGGGCCAATATGAACCAGGAAATATCTGAGCAAGACCAATGACTGAATAGTATGCAGCAATTGCAGACAGAGCAATTGCAGTCAGAAATGGTAAAATAGCATGTATCATGGATTCCGTTTATTGTGTGGTACATCAAATACTAATGTGATGCGTACATTATCACCTATATTTTTAGCAGCATGTTCAAGTTTATTATTGAACCAAAATAATGTTCCAGGTTCAACAACAACACTCTCATCTCCTACAGTATACACGTAACGACCCTGTATTGACAAGTGATATCTGTCTTTATTAAGGTAATACGTTCCAAAGTCTACATGTTTACCAACTTCACCACCAACTGGTATTGAAAGAAACCCACATCGCTTAATATCTTTGAAATGGCGTTTCATAAATGATACCGCTTCAGTGTGTCGGTAATATGCTGGTGCTTCCATACAACCCTCAGAATCAAATACATAATCACCAGGTTTATCGATTGTGCCGATTATCAGTTGAAGAACACCGCTCTGACTCAAATACTTCTCAGGATCAAGTACCGTGGCATGTTGCAGTTCTTTCTGATAATTCCAATCGTAGGCATGTTCATCCAATTGTTTCTTAATCTTAGAAACATTAATACCAGTTTTAATTATGCGTATGTTCTTCATCCAAAAAAACTTTCTAATGTAGATTGTTTCTCAGTTTCCCATCCAATTGAAACAAGAATGATTTTAATTGGATCAAGGAATGTTTTCTCAAATTGTGTATCATAATCAATATAGTTTTGCAGACCAAACTCTTTTGGTAATCTTGAGGGATAAGATACCACAGAGTCTTTAAAAGGATTTGGTGTTTTCAGATAAGTGAATTTGATCTTTTCACCTTCCTGAATTAACTGATACTTGGTCGTCAGACCATGTTGTTTTAGAAAATGATTATAGAGTATCGCACCCTTTACATGAATCGGTGTGCCTTTTTTATATAGTGTAGCGGAATCGGAATATTCTTTCAAACCATTCAAACCACGAGGAAAAGATATCTCTTCCGCAGGTAATGAATTGAACTCTTCTTTAAACTCAGCGATAAACTTCTGTACCGTTAGTTCATCTGTAGTAACAATCAGTTTAATAAGTTGTTTCATCTTGCCACGCACAGTAGCAGGCGTGGATGATTTGACCATCTCAAGACCCATTACCTTCAGATGAGGTTCATTGTATTGAATACCTTCATTATTATATACGTTGAGAATATAACGCTTCTTGGCAGTCCAGATACCTTTATCTGAAAGACCCTCACGTTTCATAATCATCTTTTGGTCATACGCATGTACATATTCAGCAAGTTCTTTATAACTCTCATCAATAAACGGTTGAATTTTATCTTCACATACCTTATCCATGAAGGAGATAATCGCTGAAGTTTCCTTTCCTTTTTTGTAGACGCTATTAACCAACGGGCCAAGATTGAGATAAATTGAATCTGTGTCAGAGGCGATAACATAGTCTTTCTCAGTTTTTAATATATTGTTTAGATATTGATTTAGTTTGTTTTCAATCCAACGAATTGATAATTGACCAGCAGTAGTAACAGCAAGTGCCAAACGTAAATCATAGAATCTAAAATACTGTGAACCCATGGCACCATAAGCGGAGTTCAAAGTAACTTTCTTTGCCAACTGTAGATTATTATATCGTGCAATCAGTTTTTCAATTTCAAACTTTTTTGTTGGATCTTTTTCATCTTCATAATCTTGTTGCGACTTCAACATCAACTTCTTAAACTTCTTTCGATCCTCATACATCTCTACCATCATCTGTGGCAGAAAACCTTGTTGTGTTGTATGAAAGAACTGTCCATTTGGAGTAATGGTAACATCTTTCAATTTGCTGGTGTCCAATTGCCTGTTCAATAACTTATCTACATTTGCTTGTGAAGATAGAGAACTCATTTCATCATTATAATCTTCAGTCTCAATTAAAGTTTCTGGTGAGATATTGTATTGAATGATCAAATGTGGATACAGAGAATTCAAGTCAAATGATGCAACCCAGTCATGCATACCAATCTGTGGATCTTTAACATATGCGCCTTCAAATGCTTCACTTTTCTTCTGTGCAATACGAGGTGGTACAATAATCTTTTTCTCTAAAAGGTGATTATAGATCAATGCATCCCACATTCGAGTTTGAGCAAACACATCTTCAAAATTGGTCTTAGTATCATATGCAAGAGTAATTGCCAATTCAATCAACTTCAACTTATCTTCAAGTTTAACAATCAGTTCCGCATCTTTGATGTTATACTCGATAAACTTTTGATAGTTGAGTTTATATAACTGGTGAAGGTTATCATATTCGTCATATGATAGTTTAGTTTCACCAAGTTCTACGTTAGCAATAGAATCTAACTTATATGATTCTTGTGAGTTACCGCCAGGTGCATACCAACGATACAGTTCGATGTAGTCGAGCGCCGAGATACCGACAATCTCATGAATCAATTGCTCTTTACCTTTGAATGTGGCATTTCGTGTAAATGTTTGTCCCCACGGAGACAGTTTCTTTACACTATCCTCGCCAAGTAAACGTGTAAACCTATTGATAAGATAAGGAACATCAAAGAACTTGATATTCCAACCAGAGATAATATCAGGATAGTTATCTGACCAATCAACAAGGAACTTTTTACAAAGATCGATTTCATCACGACACTC